TGGCTAAATCGACCACGGTCGAAGCGTTCACAGGAGGGGAAACCGAATGATCGCAACCGAAAAGGATGTCCGGGCATGGGCTCGGAAGGTCGGCATTCCAGTAGGTCAGCGCGGCAGGCTCCAAGCCCACGTGTGGCAGGCCTACCTCGAACAGCATCCCGAAGCATCTAACTAACTCGCACAGCACCATCGCCGCATGGCAGCGCCCCCTATGCCATGGCCCGAGTCATTGGCGGGTCTAACCCAGGTTAAAGCTGGTGGGCCTGCCATGCGGAAATGGGTGCATGGTCGCGGAGTAGATGCAAGATCGGAAACGATTAGAGGATGATCGGGGAAGATACTCACTCAACCACCAACGGCCGTTCGGCTGGGCCCGTAGGGACAAGCCCGGACGAATGGCCGCAAACGCTAGGGGAAACAAATGCACACACCCATCGAAATAGACGCACACTGTCGAAAGCCTGGCTGCAACTGCGGCCACGTAATCTGTTACCGAGGCTGGATAGACACCGACCACACCAGCCCCTGCCAGTTCTGCCGACCCGAAACACATGAGCGCTGGCTCATGGCCTGCCAAGCCCGACAGAAGGGCTACCCCGTCGAAGCAGTCCACAGGATTCTTGCCGGACGCCGAGCATGAGCAGTCTCCACAACACAGCGGCCTATCGAGCATGGCGCAAGCAAGTCCTAGCCAAATGCGAAGCCGTCTGTATCCGCTGCGGCTACCCAGTCGACATGACCTTGCCCGGATCACACCCAGACGGCCCAAGCGCAGACCACGAACCACCATTGGCAGAAACAGGCGAAATAGCCCCCAGCCTTGACGCCGCAGGCATAGCCCACCTCAGCTGCAACCGATCACACGGCGGCCGACTCGGATCAGCGCGAGCCACCGCGAAACGGAACGGAAAAAAAGTTGCAACCCGTTTTTCAGACAGGCCATCGGACACTCCCGCCGCCCCTCTCAATTATCCCCCAGAAGTCCCAGAACGCTCCAGGAGAGGCCAAAGCGTGACCGAGAAGGCTCGGGTACATCCTGAAGGGTTCGTGCTGCCACGGTTGGAGACAGGGCCGCAACGGAGGACTGTGGAAACGCATGGCCCCGCGGCTCGGGTTTGGCTGTCTACCGTGTACGGATTGCAGCTGAGAGGCTGGCAGGCTTACGCGCTCGACCGGGCGCTGGAGTATTACCCCGAAACTGGGGAACTGTGCTGGCCGACGGTCGTGCTTACAGTCGCTCGGCAGTCCGGCAAGTCGGTCCTGTCTCGGGCAATCTGCATGTGGCGGCTTCACCATGCCGAACTGTTCGGGGAGCCGCAGACGATTCTCCATGTGGCCAATAAGCGCTCAACCGCCATGGAGGTTATGCGTCCGGCTGGCATTTGGGCCGTGGAAAAGTACGGCAAGCAAGCAGCCCGATGGGGTAACGAACGGGCAGGCATCGAACTACCGTCCGGCGACCGATGGCTAATTCATGCAGCAAACGATTCCGCTGGCGTCGGATTCTCCATAAACATGGCTTTCCTCGATGAAGCCTGGAGCATCCCTAGCCAGGTGTTCATGGGCGCTATCGCGCCGACCATGGCCGAGCGACTCAACCCGCAGGCCTTCCTAGTTTCCACGGCTGGTGACTCATCGAGCGATCTCATGGCCTCATATCGGCAAAGGGCAATCGACCACCTCGGGGCCGATGATCCTGGAAATATTCTGCTCCTGGAATGGTCAGCGCCACCGACCGCAGATCCTGACGATCCGGAAACCTGGAAGTACGCTAGCCCAGAATGGAACGATAAGCGCGAGGCCTTCCTCCGAGGCCAATGGGAAAACATCGAGCAATCCTCATGGCTGCGCGAATACCTGAATATGTGGGTTCCCCGGGCAAACCATTGGCTGAAAGATTCCTGGTGGAAAGAAACCCTCTCCGACGAAGGGTTGCCCCCCGAGGGGATCTGGTCTGTGGCGGTCGAGTCCGACTTTGACGGAATGGGCCACGCTGTAGCAATCGCCGCACCGCTGGAGGATGGGCGCATCGTTGTCCGGGCCACTACTCACCGAACGATTAAGGATGTCGACGCACGCTTAGGGGAAATCCGCAAGGATCACCCCAGCCTATTTATACAGGTCACCCCAGGCTATGTAGACAGGCTTCAAGAGCGTTTCGACGAACTCGTCGGGCAGCGCGAAGCCGCAGCTGCAACCCAGAACCTCCTAGATCTGTTCGACCGTCGGGCAATAGTCCACGAAGATTCGGAAACGCTATTGGAGCATTTCACGCAATCGAATATCTCCAAGCGCCAAGGCGGATGGGTCATGTCTGCCCGGATGGGCCATGGAGGCGTGTACGCAGCACGGGCCGTCATGTTCGCGGCCTACCAGGCAAGCAAGACCCCGAGGCCCATGGCTCGAATCCATACACGCCGACGCGCATAAACCGCGAAAAGCGCGATGGCTTGACCAGCGTGTGATATGGGACCAGAATTACACCCGTGGCGTTTCCCCGTTCACTCAAGGTTGTACGGGACCAGGCTTTGATCCAGTCAGCGGCAGCGCAGGCCGTGGCCGAGCCGGTCCCGTACATCCGCGACTCTTCCGCGCAACTGCTCACCGCCATCCAGCGCTCCCAGAGTTACGGCGTAGATCTCGGCGTCGCGCTTCAGGTTCCAGCCTTTGTCAAGTGCCTAAAGGTCTACACGAACACGATCTCCGCTTTTCCGCTTAAGGAATATGTCGGCAAGGATCAAATCGTGGCCCGAGGCCTACTTGTGCAACCGTCAATGCAGACCACCTACGCCGCGCTCATGGGCCGCACCGTTCAGGATCAGCTGCTGTACGGCGAGGCATACTGGAAGGTCGAATCCCGAGCATGGGATGGCTACCCGACCGAAATCGTATGGATGCCATACACCCAAATCTCATTCGTGCCGGGGCCGACGACCCAAGACATCATGGACCCGATCCCGGCTTTCGGAACTGTCTATTGGAACGGCACACCCGTCCCGCCCCGGGACGTCATCCGCTTCGATGGCGACGGCGCCGGCGGATGGCTGACCACCATGGCCTCGGCCTGCAACACTGCGGCAGCACTCGAGGCCGCATCGCTCCGATACGCCGAATACCCCGTCCCGAACGTTATCCTGAAGAACTCGGGCGCGGATCTGCCCAGCGCTGTAGTCGATGATCTGCTCGACGCCTGGGAAGCCGCTAGAACTAACCGTTCGACCGCCTACCTAAACTCGACGATCTCGACTGAGAACGTGGGCGGCTGGAACCCCAACGATATGCAGCTCGTCCAAGCCCGAGACGCCTCAGCCCTCGCAATCGCTCGGCAGGCAAACCTTGACGCCGCTTGGGTCAATGCCACACAATCAGGATCAAGCCTCACATACTCAAACCGAACCGACCTTTATCGTCAGCTGCTCGACCTCAGCCTCACCCCGGTCATGCTTCAGATCTCGCAGCGCCTCTCAATGAATGACATCACGCCCCGCGGCCACACCGTCGAGTTCGATACTTCGGTATTCCTACGCGGCAATCCGGCAGAAATCGCCACGCTCATTTCGACGCTGCGCCCCCTCGATGTCATTTCAATTGATGAATCCCGCGAACTGCTCGACCTGCCCGACCTAATGGAACCCGACCCCCAACTGAGGCCATGATGCAGACCACAGAGTTTTCAGCCGATTTCATTGTCGAAATGCGCGAGGACAGCGCAAACCCCGACATCGCCGGACAGGGCTACGGTCGCGCCGTCCCCTACGGAGTCGAAACAAACATCGGCAATGTGCGTGAATCTTTCGGCGCTAACGCTTTCCAGCCCGAGGACGTTATCGGCAAGCCCATCGCCTACCGCCACAATGAGCCCATCGGCGTTATTACCGCAGCTGAGAATAAGCCAGACGGGCTTTACATCGACTTTAATATCGCCAACACAGTGCAGGGCCGCGACGCCGCGACCCTCATCCGCACAGGCTCCGCAAAGGGCCTTTCTGTCGGTTTCATGCCGACCAAATCTGTCTGGAACCGGGCAAAGACTGCGGTCCAGCACATGGCGGCCTCTCTCATGGAGACGTCAATAACCCATATGCCGGCATATCCCACGGCCGGTGTAACAGCAATCCGAGAGGAAGAAATGTCAGTCGAAACCGTAGAGGTGGAAACCGCTCCTGCGGTCACCGCCGACATCCAGGCACGTGAGGCCATTGCCACCGTTCGTGAGCAGGTTGCTCAGATCGAGGCACGCTCATACGCCGCAGCCCCCCAGGTGCACGAACTCGCCCAGTACCGCAGCTTTGGCGAGTACCGCCTTGCAGTTCTGAACGGCGAGATCGAGGCACGCGCCCTGGTCGATCAGATCACAGACAATAACCCAGGCGTCCTGCCCCCGAACTGGTCGAGCATCGTTCGCGGCATCTTCGACCTAGGTCGCCCGACCATCACCGCATTCGGCACGGAGTCAGCTGGCACCTCGGGCACCGTCTTTAACTGGCCTTACTGGTCAGGCGATTTGACCGAGATTGTGGCCGAGCAAATCGACGAAAAGGACGAGGTTAACTCGGTTCGCATCGACTTGCTCAAGGGCACCGCAACGCTGAAGACCTACGCCGCTGGCTCGGACATCTCCTACCAGCTGCTTCAGCGCTCCACCCCATCCTACGTCGATGCCCACACCCGCATCATGCTGAACTCGTACGTTCAGGTTACGGACATCGCGTTCATCGCAGCCGTCTACGGTGCGCGTACCCCGCTCACCTACGACATCACAACCGACACGGATGGCTCGGCCTTCCGCGAGGCAGTGTTCGCAGCATCCGTCGAGTGCCAGACCGCGACCGGCATGCCGGCCGAATTCGTCCTGGTCAGCCCGGCAGTGTTCATCAAGATCGGCGGCTGGAGCACGTTCTTCCCGTCCAACTACGGCACCTACAACGTGTCGGGTACGGCAAGCGCAAACACTCTCGCCGTTAGCGTCTCAGGTCTTCCGGTCATCCTCGACCGCAACCTGGGCGGCAATGCTGCAATCGTCTCCAACCGCGAGGCAGCCAAGTGGATCGAAGACGGCCCCCGTCTCGCCACCGTCGAGAACGTCGCACAGTTGGGCCGCGACGTTGCGGTCTATGGCTACGGCGCCTCGCAGATCATCTCCGGCGCTGGCATCATCAGCCTCGAAGACTAATTACCGCTGAGATAAGGGACGCGACGATATGGCACTCGTGACGGGTGAGGAACTGGCGACAGCGCTGGACCTCGACTATGACCCGCCCCAGGAGCCTTACGATCAGGTAGCAGCTGCTGCCGACGATATCGTCGCGTCCCTACTCACGGACGGGGCCTACGAACTCGAGCCCCCGGCATGTAAGGAAGCCGCCCTCTCAGTAGCGGTCGAGATCTACCAGGCACGCACCGCCGCAGGTGGGCAGGCCGTGGCGACCGATTTCAGCCCTGGCCCCTACCGGCTATCGGTCTGGATGACCCGTCGCGTTATGGCCCTCCTGGGGCCGTATATGGATGTCCGGGGAATGATCGGCTAATGGCGCTGACCACGGACTCACGAGAGGCCCTTGTCGCAGCATTTACCGGGCAGGGCCTTCAGGTCTATACGACAGTTCCCGCTGTACCTCGGCCCCCAGCGGTCGTAATCATCCCCGATTCCCCCTGGATCACGCATGAGCGCGGAACAGCCCTCGGCTACCGGGTTCGCTGGCGTGTCCTAATCGTTATCAGCCCCCGCAACAATGAGGCAGCAACCCTGGACGTCGAAAACGCTATCGACCTCCTCCTACCTCTCATCCCTGCAGGATTCTCGTGGGATGTCGTAAACCCCCCGCAGCTAAATGATGTGGGAGCGCAAGGCACCGTCTACACCACGGAGATAAACGTCTCCGTCTCAATGAAGGAGTAACAAAATGGCAGTTGTTTCCGTGGCTGGTGCCGCGTTCACCGTCAAGGTCGGCGCAGTCCAGTACGAAGATCAGATCACGACCGGAACGGTCACCACGACCCCCACGATTATCCGCACCAAGACC